GATTGGCTCGTAAGGAGCCTGAACATAGCCAGTCTCTTCATAGCGAAGAAAGGACACAGCCTTAAGTCGCGTTTCATACATCTCAAGAGCAGTCTTGAGGTGTTCTGCTTCTTCTGGCTTGAATGTGACTGTGATGGAAACAGAGTTGTCAGCCCAGTAATGCTGGTATTGTGCTGCAATCTCAAGTTGTTCCCACATAGTAATCTCTCTCTTGCCCTTGAAAAAATGCTCTTCGTGGACCGGGAACTCAACGCACATAGTGTTTGGTGAGTAATGGTCTGGCTCAATCTTGTAGCCGGCTTCTTCAAGAGCCGGCAGCATGTCGCTGTCGGCGGCAAAGCGAATGCGACGGATGTAGAACTCATCCTCGGGGTAGTGAATGCCCGGCGTAGAGCCGTTCAATAGCGAGACAGTTCCAGAAGGCTTGATGCTAGTCATTCTAACAGACTTCGGAATACACAGCCAATCAGAATACTTTGCGTCAAGTGTTTTAACATGTTCATAGGCGCTATCGCACCACTCCATCAGCTTGCGACGACCAAACTTATTAAAAGCCTGAACAACGCCAGACTGAGAAAGTCCAATACGACGGTTCTTGAGCATCTTAGCGTTGGTCTCAGCCCAATGAGTGTTCGCAAGAGTGACAGTCTTGCCGTAAAGGTAAGCAATCTTTAGTGTTGCGAGGTAATCTTCGTAAGTTTCGTGCTTAGCTGGGAAAGTCTCAACAAGACAGCACAACTCAGCATCTTCTAGCTGCTGCTCGACACAAGGGTTGAAGCCCATGACGTTTTTGTCGTCGTCTCTCGGAGGATCAGCAAAGCGACCACGAGTTCTTGCGTTGTCAAGCCAGATGTATCCTGGCTCTCCATTCTTCTGTGACTGTTCTGCGTGCCAAGTGTAGTCCTGACCTACGATAGCGTGGAAAGAATTGTTGGAACCCCAGCGGTGGTGGGCGAGCTTCTCTGGATCGTTCTTCATCTGGAGGTAGTCAAGATCTTCGTGGTTTCCAAGCGCAAGGGCGGCAGAACGACGAACATTTCCTGCAACAACACAGCGACCAATCAGGTTCTCGGTATCTACAATGTCTACAGAGGTGATTGGCTTTCCAATTCGTGCGGTGTAGAGTTCAGTTAGGCTATCATGTAGCTCTTTCAGGGGACCTGAGCCGCTTGATGTTCCACCAAAGCCGTGAATGGGGGCGCCATAGGGGCGAATCGCTGAATAGTCGAAGGTGGGAACCTTAGCGCCATAAAAGAAGCCATTCAATAGAATTTTTACTGAATCGACCCAGCCTTCGCGAGAGTCAGGAATGATGTGTTGTTCTGTTGTTACTTCTGGCTTTTGCACTGTCAAGGTGCCAGCGCCAAGAGTGTCGAAACCAACGCCAATGCCCAGCATAAGAGCGTCCATCATCCAAGAGAACAGGTAACCACCCTTGGTGCCTATCTCTCTCGTGGAACGGAAGGCGCAGTTGAATAGTCCTGCGGCTGTGCGTTCGTTCACAAACTTAGTCCCCATCATCCATAAGCCTCGACCGGGTGGTGTCCACTTTAGTGTAAACAGGCGCTCGTAAGCATCTTTTGCAGTCTTTTGTGACTTGGCATCATTCCACTCAAGACCAAGCTTGTAGACGTGCTGCTTCTGCATCTCAAACATGCCCTCAATGACGCGGCGGCAGGTCTGGTACCATTCCTCCGTTCCAGTTGCGTTCTCATCAAACTCACTTAAGCGACGGGCATAGGTGCGCTTGAAAGTTACATAGCCGAGAGGTCCCCATGGGACTTCACGATCCTTATAATGCTCGATGAACGTGTCTGAAAGTTTAAATCTACGAATGTGTGTTCTCATTTGTTGTTGCTCCTTAGTTGCTTAAATTTATCGTACTTATTCTTTAGAATTTCTTTTTGTTCCTTCGGTCCAACAGCCACAGGGGATGCTGAGATGTTAGGTCCTATGCCAGAAGGAATAACTGACTTAGGCAACATTTTGATGTTGACGCAAGAGGTGTCCATAAACAGATCATAGACGATGCCATCGGGTCCGTTGCGATTCTTGGCAATGAACATCTTGGCTCTGTTGTTCTGCTTATCTTCAATTGTGCGAGATAGAGTGCAAATGAAGTCAGCCACGAAGCACTTATTGAATGCCTCTGAGATCTGCTCCATTGTAACAACCTCTGCATTGAGTCCAGACCGATTGGTCTGAGAGGCTGTCCAAACTGGACAGTTCATCTCATTGGAAAGTCCTCGTAGCTCCTCATAGATTGACTCCAGTTCCGTCCTCTTTTCTTTTCGGACTACCACGGGGCGCAACAAATCTGCGTAGTCTACGATGATTAGACCGGGCTCTATGCCCCTCTTTACTAGACGGGCAAGATGTGCCTTGATTGTGTTCGTGGACGCTGACTTGGTTGGGTACTCTTTGACGATTAGTGTCCCGTCAAGATCCTTGATCTCTTCATAAATTTCATCTTTGAAATTCGTGAGGTCTGATAGAGGATACTTTGTGATGCAAGAATCATAGCGACAAGCAACAACCGTATCCTGCAACTCCAGAGTATAGTGAATAACTGTCTTGCCCTCTTTGATAGCTTGAGATCCAAGGTGAACAAGAGCCATAGACTTACCTGCCCCAGTAGGAGCAATGACGACGCCAAGCTCATTTCTACCAAGTCCACCACTTGTGATAGTGTCAATCTCTTTCCATCCTGTTGTTACTGGAAGCCTGAACTTGGGCTTGTATCTTTCCTCAAAGTCTGCGAGGAAGTCGTGACCAAAGTTATTCTCAGAGCCCAACTTGAGGGCATCATTGATTACTTTTGAAATTTCATCAAAAGAGCAAGTCTGTAGTAAGTTGACAGACTTCATCATAGCTTCTTTTAGCTTTTGTTTGCGGCAGAAGTCGAGAGAAGTCTCCTTAATGTAATCTATGTCGTCCGCAATCTCATTTGTGTGGACTCTTGCAAAGTAATCACGAACCTGCTGTTGTGTAACTTCGGTCTCTCGGTCAAGTTCTGTCCGAAGTATGGAAATCATCGCGTTGGTGGATGGGTGCTTTCCGTACTTTGTCCTGTAATGGACTATCTTCGCAACAAATGTGCGAAGGTATTCAAGCTCTAGAAACTCAACGTCTAAAACTTCAGTTATCTGATCTGCAAAGGGTCGGTCCTCAAAAATGAGTTGAACCAACCCTTCTTGGAAGGACTTTCCGTACCTTCCAAAGTCTGCCTTGTGTGCAAGCATGATGCTCCTGGGTCTCGCACTACTAATTATAACGCACCCAGCTTAAAAGTCAAGGCGAGTTAGGATTATTTTCTACTCTTGACGATGACTAACTATTTCATTGACTTGGAGCCACGGCACTTCCACTTCTTTCTGGATAGCGCGTTGGCGCAGGGTGGATTCTTACATTTTTTGATCTTTGCGGATCGTGCGCAATAAGCATCGCCCTTCGATGTGCCGGGTCTTATTCTATCACCGCCACCTTTGGCTTGACCTGACTGACCATAAGAACGGCACTTGCCATTTACTCGTTTTGCAAAGCGCTTGCCCTTGGCAGGCTTACAGGCTTTCTTCTTTTTCTTCTCATCCATAAGAGCCTGATACTCTTCTTTGATTACTTGTCTAACATATGATTCTGTGAGTTTCATTACTTCTTAGATTTCCTTTTTGCTTTTTTACCCCAAGACTTACCCTTGCCTCTTTCTTTACATGCGCCGGGAGTCGGGCGGCACGCTGGGTATTTCTTTCTCTTTTCTCCAGAAGAACGACCACAAGACTTGTAGCCACCTTTTCCATCGGGTGAGTTACAATCAACCCAGCCCTTTCTCTTACCTTTTGCGCCTTTACGACCAAACCAATCTCTTAGGCTTGATTCTTTACTTGATTCAGATCCTGCCTTCTTACGCTTTTTGCGTTTCTTTTTTTTTTCGTCAAGGACGGCTTGGTATTCCTCTTGAATTATCTGTAGTAAACGTTCGTCTAATTCTATGCCTTCGTTCTTCTTTGACTTATTGCCCCAGTTCTTAGCACCGACTTTGCGGCACTTCACAAGGGCGCCAGAAGCATAAGCAGATGGCCAGACCTTATAACGAGACTTAACTTTGTGATAGCAGGCGTCCTTTTTTGCCTTCTTCTTCTTACGCTTCTTACGGCGCTTTCTCTTTGCACGTTTTGACGATTTTTCATCAAGCTGCTCTTCTTCTTCTTTCAATAAACGAAGTAGGCTGTCCTCATCAATTTCGTAAAGGTCTTCCATTTACCACACCTCGGTAGTAAATAGTGTCACCTCTCATTACATTCCCTTGAAATCTTATTCAAGAATGTTTTTAGTTCTTCCCAGTTCAGTTCTCCAAAACCATCTTGCATCATAAGTCTCAGCAGTTCAGTTTTGTTAAAGTCGCATTCAAAGTTTTCAAGTGCATAGTCGATAGTCTGCTTACCTTGGACTGAGATAAGTGGAGAATAAAGCTGCATCATCTGGTAGTTGTGTTCGATAAGTGCTTTTGACTCTGTGATGTTTTTATAAACTTTTAGTTTTGAGTCTATGTTCTCACAGTAATCCAGTAGCTCATCAATTGTGACAGTTCGTTCTTCTTTCATAAACGGAAGCTTGGTAGCAATCGTCTTCATTCCGACCCGACTAACGCCGGGAAGATTGTCGCTAGCATCGCCGTCCATAGCGCGAGCAAGAGCCATGTTTGTTGGATGAACCCCCATTGTTTCAATCACAGTTTTTTTGGTTTCAATCTTGTCTGTCGTTGGACGGTAGACCACCGTCTCGTCATCGCAAAGCTGCAAAAAGTCTTTGTCGTTTGAGACGATAACTTTTTGCCAACCTTTATAATGCCCAGAATTGCAGACATGAGAGATGATGTCATCAGCCTCTACTCTTTCAAGGATAAGCTGGATGATTGGCATTTGATTTAGGTATTCAATAATCTGTATTTGTTGCCAGACTTTATTCTGCAATTCCTCGTTCTCTGTCAGATTGTGAACAGAACGATTGAGACGCAGAGGCTTCCTGCCTTGTTTGTAGCCAGAGTTGAGAGCTTTGCGCTTCTGAGAACCATTTGGTCCATCCCAACAGATGACAATCTCATTTGGTTTTGTTATTCTCACAAGCTTCTGTAAGATCTTTATAGATCCCTTGATCCCGCCTATTGGTTGTCCATGCTGAGACAGGCTGGGGTCAACGATAAACGCCCTCAAAAACATATTGAGGGCGTCAATTACGAGCACACGTTTCATAGGTTACCTCCACCCCATAATCTAACAGGGTGGAGGCGCTATGTCAAGACGCTTTGTTTATTTTTTCATCTACTTCATAGAAGTCTGATGCTTCGCCTTCTCTCTTGTCAAACTTCTGGACTACAACCTCGTCCATAAAGTCCATTACGTGCTGCTTGAACTCAGGGTCACCATTCAAGGTGTCAACCCATTTGCTGGGCTGGAACTTCTTGGAATAACCGTTGTGTTCAAGTGTATACCAAGAACCGGCGACAGTCATAAAGCCCTTGAGAGCCTCAAACCAACTTTCTTCATCTTGGACGCCAATTGATTCGGTTCCCCATAAGATACGGAACGTACAAGTTCTGCCTTGGGTTCCAAAGCGAGACTTTTCAAGCTTGACCTTAACTTCTGAACCAATGCGGAAACCATTGTCATCAAGTACATAGGCTGCCTTACTCTTGCGACCTGTAAGCCAGATACGAAGAGAGTAAGCATAGTGCATAGCCTTTCCGCCTGGGGTGATGTAAGGTGTTGTCATCGCAATCTGCCGTGCCATCGGTCCATGTGGGATATTGGTCTTCAACTGATTGAGAACAAGGAACGTTGCCTTCTTATCTGCGAGTGGAATAACCAACTTTGACATCGCCTTCGCAAGAATGCGAGCCTTGGTTGCCACAGACGACTGAGGGTTGAAATCTCCCGCCACATCTGAGACTGACGGCGTGAATGCCAGAGAGTCCCAAATAAACAATAGTTGGCTATCTGTTGCTCCCAATAGATCTTCTATAGTCTCAAGCACAAACTCTACGGATTGAGCCTGAACATACATCATTGAGCCCAGATCGCAGCCAGCCTTCTCCAAGAAAGTTGGATCAATCGCAGACTCAGAATCAAAGTAGATTACTCCAATTCCCATCTTCTGAGCATTTGCTGCACACTGAGCGGCGAGGAAGGATTTTCCTGTTGCCTCCAATCCAGCTAGCTCTGTTACCTTGCCGACAGGGATGCCGGCATACTTCCCCTTACAAACAATTGAGTCAAGCCAGCGCGATCCTGTTGGAATCCACTGCTTCACTGATGTGGGGTTATCTTCTCTTAAATCGTGAGCAACATTGCGCCCAGCCTTTTTGTTTATCATCGCTCTCATCGCGCCCATGTCCACGCGACCGGCTTTGACTTCTTTCTTTTTAGCCATATAATTCTCCTTATTTTTTAGCTTTTCTTTTCTTTATTTTTTTTAATTTATGAGCCGAAGCTCAGAAGTAATTATAACATACAACAACGAAAGGCGCAACAAAAAACCCCCACCTTTTTAGGGGTGGGGGCGACTGGAGCTTTTGAGCTTTTACTAGCCAGTCATCAGATCGTTGAATGCCTTATCTACGCTCGACTTGCCGCTCTGGTTATACTGAGTCGTCTCCTTCGAGCGACCCTCAGCCGACTTATCGCCAGAGAGCATTCCGTCAAGAATTGCACCCACCTCGTCGCTACTATGTCGCGTGAATAGTGAGTCAATGTCGGGCATTCCCTGAAGCAGTCCCGGGATTGCGTCCTTGTCCTGTAGAAGAGTGCTCGTGTTACGACGCATCTTCATGTTGGTCTTTGGGTAAGCGCCTGGGGTGGTGGGCTTCGTGTAAGTAATAGTAATGTCGGTACCGCCTTCGGGATCCGTAATGTCGCCATACTCTGGGTCGAGGATGTAGCCAAGCAGAAGCTCATAAGCCTGCTTTCCATAGCCATAAACCTTGACACCCTCAGACTCAAGACCGCGAACTACCACGGGTGAGAAGTAGCGATTGCGAACGAAGAGAGACTTAGCAAGCTTCTTGGTCTCCTCGTCATTGTTGTCAGTTCCATCGCGCCATAGCTGTGACGCAAATTCACAGATTGGGCACGCTTCACCGAAGTTACGCTTCGGGCACATAACGCCTCCGCGATGTCCTTCGATGTTATAGTGGAAGAAGACCTCCTTAAGTGGATCTCCGTCCGATGTTGGGACGATACGCACGTCTGTATCGCCCTCTTCTGGCTTGAACCAGACACTAGCCTTGTCACTCTTTCCGTTTCCTCTAAGTGCGGCAAGCTTCTTCCGCATTAGTTCCATGTTGATTCCCATAATAATCTCCTTGTTGTTGGGTAAAGTATAGCAAGCGTTCCTTACTATCTGAATGTAACACTCTGATCATAGCCTGTCAAGAGTATTTATTTTTGGGGGGTTTGAGAGCTTCCCCTTGCTCATCTGTAGTTTAGCGCGTTTAGCTTACGCTGTCAAGCATTCTCTGTTCTTGAACGAAATTCGTGTGAGCCACACAGAACCCAAAGTCCGTTTCGTAAGGCGATTCATAGATGCCATAGGTGACATTTTTAAATGCGTTGCGGGGTTTATTCTTTAGGCTCTCAACCACTCGGGAGTGGAGCTTTCCATCCGTCTCAAGACGTTCTGATGCTATACATAAATAGTATGCTACATCGCGATCTTC